TTATTGACCAACAATCTACTTCCATCAATATGAAGACGTACCTGTGTAGATCCGATTCCAACTCCAGCATTTACTTCTGGAACTACACTCAAGGTTATTTCATCACCTTCAACTAAACCGTGCTCAAATTCAGTTTCTATTTCGGAAACAATTTTTGAAATAGAACCTGTAAGTTGGTCATAGTTAGTTCTCAGACCATATTCATAATTATCACTTCCATCAGTATAGAAATACAATCCATTTCCAGTTGTTAATCCAACCTGAGTTGTCAATCCAATATGATTTGGACCCTTATTGATTGCATAGACAGTATCAGAATTAGTTATCAAGTTTGGTAAACTGAAAGTATTAAGAGCAGTTTCATCATTACCTACAACTAATGCTGCTACACCTACTGTACTATCTTTTGTAAAAATTAACTCTTGACCAGTGGTAAATCCGTGATTTGGGATGTATATAGTTCTAATAGGAACTCCTATTGCTTCTGTCTTTATACCAACAGAATATATTTTCTCTTCAAATAATCCAGCAGTTGTTCCTACACCAACAGAACGTTCGGCATTAAAATATGTGAAGGTATTATGCTTAGAAATGAAATCTTCAGATACTTTTGTATTAATTTTTATTCTATCTGGAATAAAAGTTATTGAAGATGTCTCAGAATGTGCAGATCCTACCGCAAATCTTCTTAGTTTTAGTAAATTGAAGTCTTTATAAACATTCAAAATTCTAAATGATTCTCCATTAATTGTGCAAGAAGAACCAGCAGATACAAATGAAGGTATCGTTGTGACATAAGCATTCTCAAAACTTCCATTTGGATCTAAATTCTCTGGAATAGTCTTTGCAATTGAGATAGGTCCAGATTGTTTCTCTACGGAACACTGGAAAGATAAATTATTTAACTTTGATACATTAGTACTTAATCCAGATACAGTAATATAATCGCCATTATCTATGTCAAGATTGGTATAGGGAATATTTGCTATTGTAATTGATTTGTCAGAATTCCATTCAAAAGATAGATTAGAATACTCTTCAATAGATGTATTTACATTGAGGATATTTTTTCCAGAAACTTTAGAGATGAAGGCACTAAATCCTGTTCCCTCTCCTTGGTCTAAAACTAAATTTTCATTTACTTTATAATCATCACCAGGATTGATTATCTTAATATTATCAATTTTACCAATAGATGTTGATACTACTTCACTAACTTGTCTGTAAGTTTCATATGATTCATCAATGTAATCATTTTCTGCATTTGGATCTCCAAGTTTATGTGGGAAAACGTTTCTAACAAGATTTGAAGAATTGAAGTCAAAAGAATGATCTAAGAAATTATTTTCCGAAAGAACTTCATTCCTAAAAGTTTTTCCAATAAAGTATGGATATTTTCCTGACAATTGACCACTTTGGGCATTAATTTGAACTGTTGCAAAATATGCATATATTCCACTTGGGAATTCTGGTGTTCTACAGTATCTTCCATTATGCTCATCTAAATCACCACTACCCTTAACATACTTGTAGTCTTCTATAAATGTTCCAAATGCAAAATCCGAATCTATTGGTCTATTTTCAATATTTGATTGATCAATTACATAACTTGGAGACAACTGCTTAATACTTGTTCCAAACGTATTTGGATCTTCAAATCCATATGGACCATATATTGGATTTCCATCATATGCCCATCCAATTATAGGAGAGTGCTTAGTTCCATCATCTAAGAAATTGGAAGATAAGTCTTGACCATAATGATATGCACTCAGTGTTAGTACATCTCTATTTCTTCTATCACTTAACTTATATTGTCCGAATCTTGGAATATCATTCAGTTCTATTGACCTTACATTTGCATCTATAACTGCATTAATACCTCTATCAGCAATATTGATTGTCGTTGTGTTTTCATCATATCCAATTCCACCCTGTATTACTAATACACTGCTAACCTTTCCATCAGAAACTATCGGTCTTAAAATAGCACCTGTTCCAATATTTTTACTATCAACTACGGAAATTTTTGGATTTGTATCATATCCAGAACCAGTACTAAGAACTTGGACAGTTCTGATAGATCCATTTTCTATAATTGGTCTTAACTGACAATTCGAACCTTTAGATATGGTAATTCTTGGTTTTTTATGGAAATTTAATGTACTACTTCCATATCCAACACCAGATTCATACATATAACCATCGACTATTCCTCCAGTAATGATGGGAGTAAACGTCAAACTTCCCTGAACAGTTCCAGCATATCCAACTGAAGCGGATACAACAATATCAGGATACTTGAAAATATGGTATCCAGAACCAAAATCTACTAAGTTTGTAATTATATCCCTTTCAATATTTTCTTTTATTGTTGCACCAACTCCAACATCATATAATTTAAATGAATTATCATTTACTTTTTTAATTGAGTATTGGTTTGAAGTTGAAAGACCAGAAATTGGAGTTTGATCATTTAAGTATTCTACAATATCACCAGTATTAAAACCGTGATTATTCCAATTTATTGTATTCTCAACTGTAGAAATTCCAGTTGGTTTTACGATAAGTTTTCTGTTTTGATATTCACTGCCAGAATTTACAACTCTAATTCTCCCAATGTTCTTCAGAGGAAGTGTTTTTAATGCATGAATTCCAGCACTAGGGGTTGTGGAAATTCCAATTGTGTTTATACCTAAAATAGAATCATTTTTTGTATTGAATAATTTGACTGTACTAGTGTTGATAACCCTAACAAAATACGAAGAACTGTCTATAAGATTGTTTGGACCATCAGTAATAACAGGAGATAGATTACTTAGTTGGTCATATACTAGTTCATCACCATTCGATAAGTTATGAACATCTAAAAATGTAAGCGTTTCATCTATTGGATCGAGTCCACCGCCGTTCTCAATGGACCTAGCATCGAAATTTAATTGATTTACTTTTTCTGTGAAAATTGGTTCTAAAACACATCCAGTTCCATTACCACCACTCAAAGTTAATGAAAATACTTTATCGATACCAAATTCTTGAGGATCTACTAAAACTTCATCTACAGATCCACTAATAACTGGTTGAAACAGTGCAGTTGTACCAGCTCCTGCAGATAAGATTACTTCTGGAGGATTAATAACATCATATTCCTGTCCAGGATTTAATATATCAATAGAACTCAAAGGACCATAATAGATTTTATCTCTAGAAACTGGAGAACTTATTTCTAATCCATTTATCAATAATCCAGATTCTCCGATATCATTTTTGGATTGAGTTTTTCCACTCAAATTTTGAGATAATGGGAATTTGCGAAGAATTGGATTATATGAAAGAGTTTCCCCAGCATGTCTAGAAATAATAAACTTGTGAATACCAGAAGCTTCTATAGCATTGAATCTCAGATATGAATCTTCCGCACCTGTTATTACATAAGATGCATAAAGTCTGATGCTGTTAGGAGATACTATACGTATAAAATATTCTCTTCCATTTTCTAAACCAACAAGTGGAGATTCTGCTTTATATGTTATCTTATCACCGTCAATAAATTCTGGAACAGTAGTTGGGAATACTATAGTCGTATATCTATCTGTATTTTGATCATATCCACCCAAATATGTCGTAGTTCCATTTGGGATTTGGTATGAAATTATATTCTTTTGGATATTATATTCTGGTAATGAGTTTGATGCTACATATGAAGATTCTAACTCATCGTCAACGTAGAGATTAGTTACATTTGCAGTATAAACATTATTACCACTATCAAGAAGTACACCAGTACTGTTAGATTTTTCTAATACACGCTTTACATCATATAAAATTCCAGTTTCGGATACAAATCCAGGAATATTAATTTCTATAGTATTATTTTCTACATCAACTGCTACTATAGTTCCGTTTGATGCATATGGAACATTATCATTTCTTTGATAGATGTTTACAGTATCATTTACTTTTAAACTAGACTTATCAATTTTACTTGAAAGTTTAAAAATAGTATTATTGTCTATCTCACTTACTCTATATCTTGTAGAAGTGTTGTAAATCCAAGAATTGCCAAAAATTTCGGCATATGTCTTATCAGTCTCAGGATTTTGAATTTTATATCCAGAATTTCTTATAAAAATTTGATCTCCCTTTTCTGAAGATATAATCTCATCAATTTGCTTGTATGACGATACTATTGCGGAGAGTCTTAAATCAACTTTTTTATTAATATCTCCACCAACATAACCAAATACTATATCATCCTCAATAATCAAATCTCCATCAATAATATTTTCAGATACACCAGAGCATCCAAAGAATTGGTTGATTGATTTTGATGTATATGTAATCGTATTATTTCCACATGATAATTGTCCAGAATCTGGGTATCCAATAGTCGTATCTACTGTAATTACAGTACTGCCGACATAAACGTCACCAATTACTCTCGATTTTCCTGGAAGAGTAAAATTATTTTCTAATAAAATATCATCACTATATCCAATAAACAGACCAATTCTGTAGTAAACCTTAGCATTTCTTGTGATAACATCAACGGATGATATTGATCCTGCTATATCTGGATTCTTTTGACTGAATAAACTCTCCCCAACCAAGAGGGATGGATTATCTCCATCTAATTTTTCACAAACAAGAACTTGTCTACGAACGTAATCTGTACTTGATGGTTTTATTAAGAATTTTTCTGTATCAACAACTTTTGCAGAAGTTCCATATAATACTTTAAATAGGATATTGATTGATTCTTCAATGCCCTTTGACTGGAAGAAACTTCTGGCATTCGAAAGAAAAAGACTTACATCAATATCATTGGATAAATCTAAATTCTCAAGTCCTGGAGCAATAAGATATTTAATCTTCTTGTAAAATTCATTCAAGAACAAGGAAGACAGATTTTCTACAGTCTTTCCAGAACTATGTACTGCAGCTTCGGTAGATTTGAATATTAAATTATTATTTCTGTTCGAAATGACTGATCTATCTTTATATTCTGTTATCCCACTAAATCCACGAATGCATCCAGTGAAGGAAGTGGATGTTTTACCTGTGTAAGTGATAATTTCATCATCAATCTTCAATAAACCATATTCATCTGGAAATGCTTTTGTATTGGATACAGTAATCGTTGTATCATCTTCACTTACATCTGCAGACAGAACTGCAGAACTATTCAATGCGTCTGGTACAAGACTCTTAACGTTCAAATATTGATCAAAATTATCAATTAAGTCAATATTTCCACCTTGATACTCTTGTGAGATATAATATTGTTTTAAAAACTCTATCGCCTTAGGAAAATCTGCGAGAACAAACTCTGGTACCTGATTCTTAACAATCTGGTGTACTTTTATTCTTTTCTCAAAATGAGACATATTTTATTTCCTCTCTAAGACCCCGTTTGAATAACTTGAAGTGAAGTAATTATTTGAGAATACAACTCCAGAGATGTCTTCTCCAGAAGCAATAACATCCTTAAGCATATTTATCCGACTATTCGAAACGTCAAAGTTTAAATACAAATCTTTTAGTCCGATAACATCGTTTGATTCTGGGAATGCTTGAATTTCCACAACATTATTTGGTTTTTCTGTCCCAGTAATTTCGATTGTATTGATCAAAATTTCACCTTTAACATAATCAACAGTACCAACTGACTTGAGTAAGACTGTATACTGATTATCAGTGGTTAAATTCTTAGAGACAACCGATAAAATACCCTTTCCACTGCCATCCAGTGCCCCTGTAGAGGTCTTATTTGGCACATCTGTGAAGTAGCACTTGTCATCAAATCCACTGATGTTAAACGCCGTGCTCTTGATGTTAAATCCCTCTGGTTTTACATGGAATCTATTACCAAAACACAGTTCGTACTGTGTTGGATTCTCAAAAATGCAGTTTAAATTTCTACGAATGATGACTCTAGTGATGTTTGAGGTGATTCCATCATCAACACGGTCGATTAATTGACATATTTTACTATATTTGAACCTTCCACCAAAACTATTCATCTTAACAGTCTTGGCATAATTGCTTAAATTAGTAGTAATTGTTGATTTGAGGTCTGATGATGAAGAAACTTGGTTGCTATTGTAGTAAACAGACGAATCAATCTCAACATAAAGAATCTTGAGATCAACAATTTCCTGATTTATACCAGCGACAGTGTAATTTTTGAGTTTCGACAGTATATTTTGCTTATCAAAGTCCGAAACATACGTTCCATTAACTGGTTTTATGCTCAAAAGCACTGTTCCATATCTTGGTGGGGACAATTCTTCGCCACCAACGACCGAAACACTCTCTGCCTTAGGGTAAATTTGGTTAATTATTGCTTCATAATCAGTTGATGTCACTGCTCTGTGTTGAGATGAGTAAACACGAGGTGCAAAATACTTAATTGACGATAAATTTTCAATTTCTGCGCCATTTTTTGATGATTCTAGGGTTGTAACTGAGACAGTATCTGAAGGAACTAACTTTGTAATGCTATTTGCTTCAGGATTTGTCGTTAAAGTGCCCTGGAAATTGAATCTTGCGGCACCATTACCAGTTTCACCGTCCGTTACGATGTATTTTGCGGTAATTACTGACCCAGTTTGTAGTTTTCTGCCAAAAACACCATCACCAAAGATTATTTCATACTTCTCATCTTGGACTTCTTGTAAGAAATAGACATCTGAGTCCTTATCAATGTTTAAAATATTGTCAACTCTCCTAATTTCACGTCCTAAATCACTTCCATCATCAGAAACATAGACAACCAGGTTCTCAGTATCGACATCTGAGTTATTAATTACGAATTTTTGGTCCTGTGAGAGGTCAACAGTCCACTTCTTAGTCAGTAATGATCCCTGATACACATAAATTGGAGCACTTTCCGTTCCAAAATGTGCAACACGTGTCGATGCAATACTTGAATCAGTGTTATCTACAATTGAAGCTGTAATATTTTCAGCAACTGAGAAGATATATGATGAATTATCCGATACTCCTACACAAACCAGACCCGCTAATAAGGTCATATTAGAGTCTGTGCTTTCCGTTGGTATAGAAAAGGTAATTGCTGCCCTTGCAGCACGTTTTGAGCGGGGTACATAACCAATATTACGTGCCAGAGAGACTACATTTTCTCTCAGTGTCGCTGAATCCAAGAAGGATTCATTGGCAACCATATTGGCATTGAATGCATTAATGTAAGTATTGTATGCTAACGTATCAATTAGGATTGAAAAGTTAGATCCTTCGAAATCGAAGTCAGTAAAATTCGAATTCGCACGTAAATAATCCTTTATAGAAGTTCGAATCTGGTCGTAATCTAGGTTGGTAAATTGCGTAAATGGCATTTGGATTATCTAGTAGCTTCGAGTAAGAAATTAAACTGCTGCGTTGGTAAATCTTGTCCCACAATATCGAATGTAACCGTCGCCTCAAAGGTATTGAGGTCTGGATTTGGAATGACTTCTACAATTAAATTATCAACTCTTGGTTCAAAATTCTCAATGGCAGTCTTAATTTGATCTGCAATTACCAGGGCGGTTGAATAATCAACAAAATCAAATAAAGAAGAGCGTACATCAGATCCGAATAAAGAATTGAAGAACTTTTCCGTTGGAATCGTTTCAACAATGTTTCTTACGGACCTTATGATTGCACGCTCATTTGTAAGCACTGTAATATCATTCGTCACTGGATGGCGATCAAAAGACAAACTAATATCCTTAAATGCTTGTGATACTCTAGACGCCATTAATAATTGGAGATTTTTTTCTTGATTTATTTATATTTAATACCAAGGATTTCCATATGTAGGCTCTGTTCCATATTCCCAGTCGTCATAATCATCATCATTTCGAATCGTTTCATGAAGTTGATTTTGAGTCTTAAGGTCGTGCTTCTTTGGTTTATCCAAAAATCTTAATGACCCATAATCAGTTATAAGAGTTGTGGTGCCCCACATTTCTTTCATGTAAGATTGGTTCCTATCTGTCTTTAAGTTCGACATGGTTGCGCTCCTGTTTTGATAATCAAAACAGAACTTTTAAAGGGGTTGCTATCCCTAGTAGTATTTATTTTCAAAATAAAAAAAGAGGTCCCTTAAGAACCCCTCTTGTAATATTACTTACCCTGACCCCTATATTTCTTACGAGCAGGATTACGAGACGTAGCTGCGTATTTCGTACCTCCCCCTGCTCCTTGACGAGTCTTCTTCGGCGGTCCAGGACTATAAGAAGTCTTGCCGTATGCACCAGTCTTTGCTTTTGCCATAATTAATACTTAATAATCTTAGTTTCAAGTTTGTTTGGATTTGGAGAGCCTGTCTGATAATACTCTATCGACAGGTTCTCCATTATATCAAAGTACTCTTCCTCGGTCAAGTTCTTATAAAGTACTTTACCATCTAAAAGAATTTGATAACTTTCTGTCATCGTCTGCCAGATAAATCAGATAACTCTTGTCTTCTCGTGACCAACTCGAACACGAGGATCGCACCAAATCTCAAAACCTGCTGCCTTTGCATCCAGGCAGAATGAGACATCTTCTCCACACATATCCTGAACCTCTCCAGATTCAAAGATTTGCATCTTCGGTGCAAACCATGGATACTTCATCTCTTCGTGCTCAAAGACTCCGTTCTTAATCAATAACCATCCAAATCCTGTGTAGTCAACTGTAAAAGGCTTCTTACGCTTTGAAATTGTCTCAAGATTTTCGTGATTCATGACACCACCATTGCTACGGAAGTCCTCTTCCTCCAACCAGTGTGCAACAGAAGTTGTTATACCATCCTCAGTACAATACCATCCTGCTGCAATGTCCTTATCCATCAATACCAATTGTAAAAACTTGGCAGTGTTGAAAATAATATCACTGTCAATCCACAATTGATAATCATAAGGCAGTTTACCGTCCCATGGCAATTGATCGGGACCTCTCAGTACATTCGCCCCAAGACACTTGCAGCGTGCGAAATTCACCATTGATGAATAATCTTGAGAAATTTGAATCGCAGCTCCGCACTGTACAAGGTCAAAACACAATTGTACAAAATTTTTCAAATATGTGTACGATACTCCACGTCCTGGAAGACAGAATACTATGGTCTTGCCTTTAATCATTTCTTTTGCAAGATCATAGTCGAATTCTTCCTTCTTCTTGGAAGTAGTATCGACTTTTGGCGCTAGTGGCGTTTTTGCTTTTAGTGTAAATCCTTTAGCCATAATAGAGTGTAATTACATCATTGATCATACAGTATTATCTATGTGAAGTCAAGGTCTACGCTCTAAGTCTTTACCGACCTCGGTAATTACAATCGCGTCTCCATCGACTTCCATATTCACTTCGGTCCCCTCATACCATCCGTATTCGTTTAATACCCACTCGGGCAAATTAATAAAATACTCCCCAGTAATTGGATCGACCTCTACAGTCGTAAAATTTTCCTGCGGATTTTTTTGCATTTCCATGTTTTCGTTCCTTGATTTTATATAGAAAAGTTGTGAATCTTATAACGAAAAGTTGTGAGTCTTATAAAGAGCTAGCGAAAGCAAGACTTTATAGCTTATGGGGACCCATGGGTTTTATATACATAAGGGCGCCAATCGCCCCAACTGTGTATAACGAACGAACGCACAATGATATAAGGTAAGGGGGGCACTGTTTTATACTTAGTGCCCCCACCTATTCACATCAGATTGCGCCCGAACTTGCCACAGAGGTAGAATGCCATGCCCTTATCTTTGAGTTGAATACCTGCAAACGTAAGGGGGACATATGCACCGTTAGTCTTACTCGCTTTTGTACGAATTTGAAGCAGACCGTTAGGACCAGTGAACGTAGAAAGTTCCATGTCGTTATAGAACGAATCACGAATCTGCTCACAAATATAATCGTAATCTTCACGAAGTTCCTGATAGTGCTCAGGGTGAGTTTCCTCGTTGAGTACCTCAGTGCCCACGTAATCGTTGGAGCGGGTGAAACCAACGTAGATGGTTTGCTTTAGTTTCTCACCAACTTTGGAGGTATCAAAGTCTGCCTCATCTTCAATGATTTCTGTTAGACAGTGCTTAAGTTGAGTTACAGCGATGGACTCTCCAACGGTGAAAGTTTTAATCTCACCGTCTGCCAGGTCGGTGAGGTCAGAGGAGTTAGGCACGCCCAGGGCGACCTCCAACAGTTGACCCCGTGCCCCTTTGTTCTGAGCGGGTTTGTGGAAGGCGGAGAAGTCGGTGGTCTTGAGTTTGGCGGCGACCTGCAGGGTGGTGAGTTTGGCGGTCATGATGTGGGGTCGGTTGACTTGAGAGTATTGTAGCACGGATGGGGGGCGAACCCTCAGAGGTCCGCCAGCATTTCATCCAGGGCATCGGTGTCGATCGTGCCATCCATCCAGCGGGCACCGTCGGGGGTCATCTGCCCCCACATCATCTCCAGGCGAGGGATGAGGCGGTCATAGGAATCATAACGCTGGGCGACCTTGTAGGTCGTCTCATCGTTGCTGATCCACAGGGCGACATTCCAGGTCTCCCAGTTTGCCCAACCGTTGTAGGTAGCGGTGCTCATCGGTTTCGTTTGAACTGAAGTCATTATAGGGTGGAGAAGCGCCCCATCGGTTGGGCAGTGGACAGTTCACGGATTGCCATCTGCTCCATGATGGGACGCCAGTTCAGACGCTTAGAGTCGGACTTCTCCAGACAGTGGCGGTTGACCCATCCCCCTTTGCTGGTTTTGCCAGAATACCAGAGCATACCCAGGATGGCGCGACGCGACACCCCAGTGTGGCGGTACTCAGTGAGAGGGGAGTTGAACCAGCGGACCCGTGCAGTCCCCGTGATGGGGTTCAGGCGCAGGGTCCAGACGCTTTGGGAGTCGTTGCAGTTGATGGGGTAGCGCATCGGGGTCCGTTGTTGTTGAGAGTATTGTAGAAGGTCAGCGGGCGAACTGTGCCAGGGATGAGGGAGCGATGTGAGCAGGGGAACCACAGGAACGGTAGAACTCTACCATGCTTTGCGCTTCCTCCAGAGTGGGGAACCACTGAGAGCGCCAGTCGCAAGCATTGTAGGGGGTCTGGTAACGGACTTCGATTCGCATGGGTCGTTTGTGGTTGAGAGTATTCTACAGGGTCGCCGCGCTCAGTCGCGGTCGGAGATGTGCCAGCGTCCCCACTGTCCCTGAGGGCGGGTTGCTTCCCACTTGCTGAACCACTCCTGAGTGCCAGCAGCGGCAGCGTTGCGGATTGCCTGACGGCGGCGATTCTCAGCGATGACCTGCTGAGTGTAGTCTGCCATGATGGCGTTGAGGTCGGGTGTTTTGTTCATGCTGTCATTATAGGCACGGGGTCTGGCGGTTTGGGGGGTTTGGTGGACATTCTGCCAACTGGTCGGGCGGCCGCTTCGCGGTATAAAGAAAGGGAGGCAATCGCCCCCCTTAAGTATAACTCATGCGAGCAGCAGTTCGTTAGAAAGAGTGCCCAACTTCATGGCGTTGCGGAATTCAGTGGTGAAGAATTCAGTGCCATTGTAGAGGCGAATGAACCATTTCCAGTCCTTTTGAAATACACCTTCACCAGCGATTGCGTGCTCACTGAGAATAGCATTGATGCGGGACTTGGTGGTCACAGACTGATAACCACCGTCCCAAAGACGCACACCGAAGTCACCAACCTCTGCAATTTTGTTGCCGTGAAGGTATACAGTAGAGGTCTCAGTTTCAGGGTCGAAAGTAACCTCAGTGTTAGCAGATTGCCAGTTGATGCCGTTAGAAATGGCGGCGTTCATTTGGCGTTCAATCTTACGCATGAGAAGTGGGGTTGTTTGACTTGAGATAACAATACAGGAAATGGGGGACCTGTGGCGGTTTGGTGGACAGTCCCCCAACTGTCACATCAGAACAGCATGTCTGCGATCTGCTCCATGATGCTGCCATGGTCTGCAATGTGGACTCCATCATGGCGGATCTCAGCGTACCCGAACTCCTCTGCCAGGTCATACATCAGGTCGTAGGCACGGTCCAGGTCCAGGACGGACTCGGACTCATAAGGGGCAGAGGGAACCAGGATTTCG